TTTATTTATACGATCAGGACTAAATGTATCCATGATCTGAGCTTTAACTTGAGGATTGTTTTTAATCTCAGTAACACCTCTCATTAAACCTATAGGTGCAAAAGCTAATCCTAATTCTTCTGCTACTGTCTTAGCACGAGCCTGTAATCTCTCCATAGCAGATGCTTCTGTATCTACACCTGAAGCTAAGAATTCAAATACACCATTTTTAAATCTAGTGTCTTGCATCATTGCAGACATATTATCTTGTTCAGGATCAAGAGTAGCACCAGCGCCACCTACTGCAATTGCTTCACCCATTAAACCTTTGGTTGCAATGCTTCTTAATCCAGCGTAACCACCTAACAGTTGCCCCATTAACCTTGCTGTACTATCATCTTGCTTTGATACCATACCAAGTTTTGTTCGTTCATTAACACTGTAAAGACTAGGCACAATCTGAGCTTTGTCTCTATCAATTAGATCATCTTCAAAATTTAACAGACCACCTGTTGCATTAACAATGTCTACACCTAGATCAATAGTACCTTGTGGAAGATCACTATAAAAACCTTCAGCTACTTCACGACCAATGTTTTGATATTCTTCTTTACTTGTGTTTCGTAATGCATTAGTAGCATAACCAATTGGTGTGCTATTAAAAATAGGAGCTATTGTTCCTGATATTGCATCCCAAATCGATCCTATACCTAAACTGTCAGGTTTTTTCTTTGGTTGTAATTGCAAAACACCAGTAGGCATTTGTGGTATTTCGCTTTGATCATTAGCAAGTAAGCCTAAATGTTTATCATTATGTGCCATTAAACAATACCTTTCATTTTTCTTCTGATAGGTTTATCCCATGATTCGTTGTAAGGTTGATACCCTACAGCAAGATAACGAAAACTATCGCTACCATGTGATGCCCAATTATGTTCAGGTCTCATCCTCCATGTTCCACCTGAATCATCCCATTTTTTACTATAGTTTAACAAACAATCAATTCCTTTTTCACATTTTTCTTCATCAAAGTAACACTTGTCTAGCATTGTTCTTACTAATTGTATGCCATCTTCAATCAATAACTGAGGAGCTATCTCTGTTTTATCAGCGTGTATGCCCATTCCTTCTAAAGTCTCTAGCCTACTCTTACCTGATCCAAGCTCTCTTACTCTAATATCATGTGGGAATATGTATTGATCATAAATGTAACCACGATCTTGCAAGACTTTTACATAGTGATCGAGGCCAACACCTGATGCTTCGTAGTAATCAATAAGATGTACTTCAGTTCCTATATATTGTGCAAACCAAATCGCTGTTGAATCTCCTACCCCGAGATCGAATGCGCAAACAACACCTTTACCTCTGTCATATCTAACTTTTGTTATCCGATCTTCATCTCTTGCTCTTCTCATCTCAGCACTATAATAACTACCTTCCTGAAAGATTTGAAATGCTCCGAGCCAGATATGTTCATATTGATCAGGTCTTTTTTCTTTATCTTCTACCCTTGTTTGCTCCAGCACGTCTGGGAACCATGGATTATCAGTGAAATTCATTTGCACAATTTTTGCATCTTTAGGTGGATCAGCTCTAAAGCGTTCATGTGTTGCACTATACTTTGACTCAGGGTTATATGTTACCCATACCTCACTACCTACCTCTCTGACCGATGGCAGCAGTAAATTCCATGCCTTGCCTGAGACTTGTTCGGCCTCATCTACCCATGCTAATAATATTCTAGCTTTAGATTTAATTGATTCTAGTGATCTTCTTAGACCTGCGAATGTATATGTAATGTTGCCATCTTTTGATCTNATGTATTTCTCACCTATCTCATAGTAATCAGCAAGNAACGGAACAGATAATATAGCTGACTTGATCTCTTCTAGTGATGAATCATTCAATGAGTTCATAAACTCACGACCACATAGTATTTGACCTTTAGTTGGTGGCACTGAGTTGCCCCATTGATAACCTTTGATTGCAGTCATCAAAGCAAATGAACGTGTTTTGCCACTACCCCGCCCGCCATAAGCTATACGGTAACGAGCTTGACCTTCAAATACAGGAACCAACTTAGGTGGTAACTCTATCTCTGCTTTCACTTCTTAGCTACTAACTCAATTGTTGTTGGCATAGCTTCACCCTTAGTAGTAATGTCTTGATCCATCTTGTCATGGTATCCGTGCTTACCTAAAACGAGCTTAGTAATTGCTGAGTTAAACGTATTGTTGAGGCCATTTTGGACTAACCAGAAAGACTGAGCATTTAACAGTTTGCCTAATATGTCGGAAAACTCTTTGTCATCTTGCTTTGCCCAATCGTATAAAGTGTCTCTGTGTAGGTCTAAGACCATAGCCAAACCCTCAATACTTGGGATCATATGTCCATGCATTTGGTAGTCTTTTATATACTCGTAGGCTTGAGCTTCTAACTCTTTAGTCCACTTAGTAGGTCTTGCCATTAGATACCTCTATTCTTTGCAGTCAAAGCGGCTTTACGAAAGTTCATTGCGCTAGGTCTTTTCTTGTTACCTTTCCTACGCATTGTTTCACCACTACCACTTGCTATACGTTTTCTTTTCTTGTGTATGTTGTCATATAAACCAGTTTTCATATTCACCTCTAATTAGTTAGGACACTCCAATAATAATTGTAAACACTACTTTGCAATACCATAAAAAAAATGTCCTAGCTTATTAACTCTCTCCAATCATCAGGTAAAACTAAGACAATGCCAAGATCATTTTCAACCCAAGTTATAATCTCATCTAGATATGTTGCCATTTCTTTTGTAGATAAACTTGTTGTCGATTTTAGCACCAGTACAGGTTTATTTGCAAACTCCTCTACCTTACTCTCTAAAAATTCTGTCTGAAAAAATTGATGGATAGCATCTTTTGTGTTGGCTGACTCATGCCTCACTTGATCAATGATCGACCAATATAGCGCATTCTGAGAGCTTGATCTTGTCATATTTTTAGGTTTTATACTGATTATTGCCTCTTCTCCACTAGAATTTTTGAAGAAAGTCCGAGTCATGCTCTCAATAATCTCAGCTTTAGGTTTATCACGTTTTAATATTCTTGATAATGTTTCACTCATAATAAATAATCTCCTTAATGCTTCAACCATAACTTATTAATTTGTAAAAGTAAGTTAAGTAAGACATTTTACTAATATTATTTTTTTATTTTCACCAGTAGGCTTTACATATCTTTCTTGTATTTCTTCTTTGTTATTCCATTTCATAGAAACGCTTTTATTTCTTTTTGGAAGACCCGCAGTTTTACCTATTTTTTGCCAATTGTCTGCAAGGTAAACCGAACCAGTTTTTCCATCTCCAATTGTTGTTATGATAGCTTGTAAATTATTACCATATCTGTTGAACCAATCATCTTTAGCTCTTTTTCTAATTAAACTTAAAACTTGACTGCCAAAATTCTTGATAGGATTTTCTTTAATACAGAATCTTTTATTGTCTGCTACTTCATTAAACATTTTGTCATAATCACTTTGTGACACATTAAAAAAGTTTAAAATTGCTTTAGGTGTAGGTTTAAATCCACTACCAAGCCAAAAAGTAGCTACATCTTGGTTTTCATATGAAACAATGTATTTAATACATCTACCAACTGTTCTTGGTGATTTAACATAAGAATGAAAATCAACAACAATTTTGTCTGCTATTTGTTTTTCTTGTTTAGTTTCTGCAATTCTAATTTTTATACTCATTTCAACATCGCTTTAACCAACTGTCTTTCGGTTCTTGTTATAGCAAATTGTGCCATCTCTTTAATAAAATAAGGCTTGTAATAAGGATGATCCAACGTGTCGTATAGCTGATGACATGCATGACATCCAAAGAACCCTATGTCTTTACCTTTACTATCTTTAGCTTTTTGCCCCATACCACCTGAATTTTCATGACAAAAAACTACATTACAATTTTCTATACCACTATCACAAACATCACTTTTAAAAGTGCAGGCTTTCCCCCTAGCGTACTTAGTAATGGCATTAGGCTTCATAGTTTAATTTCTACTTCATACATAACTTCAGTGTTTAACCACAAAATAACATCAGCAACGTTATAGACAACCTTAACCGATCCACCCGCTTTTCTGATTTTCTCATGCATATCTTTTTGTGTTT